AGTCGTCACGCTGCAGAAGACGCTCGGCGTGTACTTCGACGCCGTGATGCAGATGTATTTCCCGCCGGCGTTCGGCGTCATCACCGGCGTCAAGTCGTAGAGCAAGCGCAAGGAATCCGCGCGGTGGACCTCCTCCTCCTGTCTGCCGCGCGGTCTTTTTGAATGTCACCCAATGATCTCACCACGCTCGACTCGGTCAAGGCGTGGATTCCGGTCACCAACACCAACGATGACGATCTGCTCACCGCGCTCGTCACGCGCGTGTCGACGTTCGTGCGATCGTGGCTCAACCGAACGATCGCCTTGCAGGGTTACGTCGAGGTGCGCAACGGCCAGGGCAACCCGGTCATGCTCACGCAGAACTATCCGATCGGCTCGGTGGCGATGCTCACCGTCGACGGCATCACCGTCCCGCAGCGTCCGCCGCTCGGTCCAGGTACGTTCAACGGGCTGGGCGGCTACACGTTCGACGCCAACGCGCTCTACCTCTCCGGTTGCTACACATTCCGGCGCGGCTTCCAGAACGTCGTCATCAGCTACGCGGCAGGCTTTGCCTCTGTGCCGACCGATCTCGAGCAGGCGACGAACATGATCATCGCCGACTGGTACAAGACGCAGCGCGGAAGTGCAGTCGGCGTGCAGGCGCAATCGATCGAGAGCCAGTCGATCACCTTCGTGCGCGAGTCGATTCCAGACGCCGCGCTCTTGATCATGCAGCAGTACAAGAAGGTCGTGCCGATCCTATGATCACCGCGACACTGGTCGGCGATCGGCAGCTGGTCGAGCGCATCGGCGCCATGCCGGCCGCCATCCGCGCCGAGCTCATCCCGACGGTGCAGCGGCTCGGCTTCGCCGTAGAGACGCAGTCGAAGGGCGCGTATCTCCGCGGGCCGCGGCCGACGCACCTGGGCGTGAAGACCGGGCGCCTGTCGTCGTCGATCAGCGCCGGCGGCCCTGACAGCCGCAGCCGGCTCGAAACGACGTCGAGCGCGATCTATTACTACGTCGGCACCAACGTCAGCTACGGCGCGCTGTGGGAACACGGCTTTGCCAGACGCATCGGCGCCGGCGCACGCGGCGGCCCGCGCACGCTCACCGGCGCCGCACGTGCGCGCTACTTCGCGCAGCATCCGCCGGGCGTGAAGCAGATGGCGGCGCGGCCGTTTCTCGCGCCGGCGCTGCAGGACCTCAAGCCACGCATCATCGACGAGCTGCGCGCGGCGCTGCTGCGCGGCATGCAGAAGTCGTTGCAGTCGTGAAATATCGTGTCGCCGTGATCATGCCGCGTGCCGTGACCATCTGCGTGCGCGCCGGGCTCGGCCTGCGCATGGCAATGCCGCGCTACGGGCTGGTGCCCAGATGAGTCTCGTGCGCGAGGACATCTATGTCGCGCTCGCGAACCTCGTCTTCAACGATGCGCGCGTGCTCGCGATGTTCGTCACCACCGGCCGCTACCTGCCGACGATCTTCGCCGGGATCGAGGCCAACCAGTGTCCGGCGCTGTTCATGTTCCAGCACCCGGAAATGCGCGTGAACGTCGGCAAAGGCGTTCCGCCGAAACGCACGCTGACCTGCGCCTTCGTCGCCTATTTCGCCTCCGAGACGCCGCAAGTGGCACTCACGGCGACGGCGATCAACAACGCCGCCGACGTCATCGACGACATCGTCAGCGAGCCCGGCAATCCCGGCAACGTGCAAACGCTCGGCGGCCTGGTCGAGCACGTCTACATCGAGCCGGCGATCGAGCCGTTCGAAGGCTTGCTGCAGGAGAAGTCGGCGCTCGTCGCCGTCGTGCGGATGCTGGTGCCATGAAAGCCTGCCCGAGCATGCGCGCGCCGGAAACGAAGCTGTCCGACGTGTCGGCGCCGCGGCTGCCGATTCCCGGTGCTGCCGGCGTGTCGATCAATGCGGCGCTGGCGAGCATGGCGATGCACGCAGGAGCGATGTCGATCACGATCACCAAGTCGCGCGTGGCCGGTGGCGGCTATGCGTATTCGATTGCCCGCAACCTAACCCCGGCAAGCCGGTAAACACGCAACAGGAGAACCACCATGCATACCTTTGGCGCAGGTGTTTTGATCGGCACGGCCAGCACGGACGCGCAAGGCAACGCGATCACGCTGCCATCGCCGGTGCAGTTCGGCATCTTGCAGGAAGTGTCCGTCGACGAGGAATACGAGCTGAAGGAGCTCTACGGCGCGAACCAGTATCCGGTCGACTTGGGCCGCGGCAAGGGCAAGGTCACGATGAAGGCGAAGGCGGCGAACATCAACGCCGAGCTCTTCAACACCTTCATCTTCGGGCAGACCGTCAACACCGGCTACGAGGCGATCTTCCAGGACCTGACCGGCACCACGCTCACCGCCGGCTCGACGGGTGCAGGCGTTGCACCGGCGCCGCCGAACTCCGGCATCTACCTGGCCGACCTCGGCGTGCAGGACGCGAATCAGATTCCGTTCACGCGTGTGGCGCAGGGCTCGGCACCCACCGGCGGCCAGTACCACGTCACCGGCGTGACGGGGACCGCCGCGTACGTGTTCTCCGACGTCGACGTGACGGCGGCGGTGAAGGCGTTCATCAACTACACCTACAGCAACGCGTCGAGCCCGGCGGCGGCGCGCCGGATCACGGTGCAGAACCTCCCCATGGGCTACGCGCCAGTGTTCCAGATCGATCTGATGGCGCAGATGCACGGGAAAACGTATTACATCCGCTACCCGAACTGCATCAGCACCAAGCTGTCGCGCACGTTCAAGAACGACGACTTCACGATCCCCGAGTTCGACATCTCGGCGTTCGCGGATTCGTCCGGCAACATCTCGTATCAGTACTTCAGCGAATAGCCGTGTCGACGAACGGCAGCAGCAAGAGCAAGTACGCGCCGCTCCCGGGCAAGATACCGGGGGTGGCGCTGAATCTCGGCGGTCACGAATTGATCATCGCGCCGCTCAACGTGAACCAGCTGCAGCACTTTCAGGAGCTGTTCGCGCATCCGCCGAAAACCGAAAACATCAGCCAGGAATTCGAGGCATCGCTGCCGCTCATTGTGGCGGCGTTGCAACGCAACTATCCCGACCTCACGCCCGATGACGCGCGCGGACTGATCGACATCGGCAACTTCCGCGAACTCGTCAATGCCATCACCAGCGAGAGCGGGCTGAAAAAGGCGGGGGAGACGGCGCCGGCGAGCCGATAGACTGGCCCGCGACGATGGCCTATGTCTGCGCCGCAACGGGGTGGACATGGGATCACGTCGGGGAGCACATGACGCTCCCCCGGCTCTACGCGATGTTCGAACACTGGGGCCGCTACCCGCCGGCGCATATCTCGGTTGCGCTGTTCGCCGGCATCAAGCCTGCGAAACCGGCCGCGGCCGCCAATGATGACCTCGCGAACTACATCGACGCCATGCCGACGATGAAGCCGCGCATTGCGGGGCGTGCGTAAATGCCGACGACGAGCGACGGTCCGGGGATATGTCGCGATCTGGGCCCTTAAGCGCAATTACGTAAAGTAGTCACTTCCGTATTTCCAAATTAGCCTGCGGCATGCTCTGCCGAATCGCGCGCAATCCTGCGCTTTCTCTGAGGATCGCAGGCATGGAAGGCAACGGTTCGGCAGTCTCGGGGCGTCTGCTCGGCCCCGAAGAGGTGTTTCATATCACCGGGTACAGTGATTCGCGAATTCGGGAACTCATCGAGCTTGACGAGTTTCCCGCTCCGATACCTCGCCGGAACCCGCTGTCCCGGCGAGCCTGGCATGAGGCAGAGATCGAAGCATGGCGCCGTGGGGCCTGGCGCCGAGTGGATAGAGAGGCGGCGCACGCGATCGCGCGCCCGCCTGCGCGTGCTGCTGCAGCACCGGACGCTCAGTGGTCTCCCGACGTCATCGCGGTGTGCATGGAGCTCGACGAACATTCAACCGATCAGCAGGCAGTAGACGCGCCGGTTGCGCACGCCAGCGAATCGCGTGACAAAGCCCAGACCGACATCGGAGCAGGCGACGCGGCGAAGCGGGCCATTGACTCTCTGAAAGCGCAGCGGCCCGGGATCGCCGCTGCCGTGTACGCCAGAACGCGCGACCGCGCAGACCTCGACGCGTTGGACGCGCAGATTGGCGAGGCTGAAGCCGCGGCTGCACCGATTTTAGCGAGAGCTTCCGAAGCGCGTGCCGCTCTCCCGCTGCTTCAGCGCTCACTCGACGAAGCCGTACGCGCTCAAACCGAAGTTGCGCGCCGGCGCCCTCCGTTGCTCTA